GAAGGTTTTTGATTGCCTGTTTAACGGATGATGCATCTTTCTTTTTGTACACATCACCTGCAGGTTTTTTGTTAAACGAAAGATCAACATCAACGTAATCTACAGTACGAGATGATATCAGCGTACTCTTTTGTAGATTACCATCTTCTGTTGATAGAACTCTTCTAATAGCCATTTTACTTCCAAATAATTTCTATTATTTATACGTTTAGATTAGGATGTTTGAGATTGAAATGTAAGACTGCTTAGTCATTGCCTGCCCATCAAACCCTAAACTGTATTGGGGTTCGTTAAGGTCGACAATTCTAACATCATTAAATGAGCTTAATGCTGATACAATTGCTTGTCTTACTTGTTGATGTCTTGATGTGGGGGCTTTGCTTGTGATAGGAAATAGCATAAATGTTACAACATGACTCCGTCTCACAGACTCGTTAACAATGGATTTTACACGTTCTCCAATTGCCTGTGGAGTATCTGTGGAAGTGACAGTATCATTGTATCCAGCTGATATCACTACAACTTCGCCTGATTTGATCTTTTTAATATTTTGTTTAATTGTTTCATCACGAGATGTTCGTCCATCAGATGCATAAGACTGCCATGGATCTCCACCGTAAACTCTGAGTAACCTTGCATGAATGTCTCCAACGGTAAAGTATCCAGCAACTTGATCAGGTAGTATTGCTGGAAACTTAACTGAAGTATCTGGGATCTCAGTTATCTCAACCAATTGACTAACTGCCTGTACAGTATTGTTGAATCTTGTTTCAGCTATTCTATCAAACTTTACATTATAGTTGGTTGGAATTTCAGGTACCTGTATTATAATTTGAGCGTTTAGCTCACCTTCAACATAGGTATCATAATCAAGAATAATTTTGTCAAATGTTGGATGAAACACTTGAAGATACTTTGCTAATTCAAATGTCTTATCGTTGTCTGTTTTACCATTTCTTCTTAGTTCATAAACAATCCCTCTACCGGTTGTAGCAAGAAAGTTGTGATTATCTTCACTCTCTGTGATCTGTTCTTCAGGCGCTGGTTTGTATATACCCTCCACAACAACAAGCTGATGTAAAGAAAATCTTTTATCGTTATCCCTAATAGCTCTTACTATCTCTGCATGTGGAATTAAGTTTCTAGCAAGTTGTTTGCGTTCTTCTATAGTAGGTATGTGGTCTAATGTAACTCCATTAAGAAAAGATCCAATTGTTACTCCATCGCACAATGCTGTAGAAGCATCAATTGTTTCCAATCGTTCTGGAGCAAATCTTAAATCTGGTAAATAATTTCTTGGCATTATACAGCCTTTATTCTTTTAGATGTTAGAGTCTGTGAAGGACTACCAATAGGTGTCTGCCCCTGCACAACAATTGAAGTTGTATCCACAATAGTTGATACGTTAGGTGGGCTAGTCTTAGCATATTCTGGAGATAGTTTACCTTGAGATTGCATCAGCGCAATAAACTCTGGATTGTTTCTGTGAGCTGGATCTCTCATTTTTGATCGTACTTGTCCAGCAGTTAGTTGTTTATCAGTTACACCAGCCGTTTTAGATGATAGATCAATATTGTTTTTTATTACATTATCGGGGTCTACAGTCACTTTCTTAACACCTTTAGAGCCCTTTGTCCTATAATCTGTTAGTAATGTAGAAGTAGGTAAAGCCGTTGCAGTTGTGTCTCTTGCAGTATCATCTACAGGATAGTCGGGATTAGTTCCTACACTCGGTGTATATGTAGAAGGTGCAGCAGTCCCATCAGGATAGCTTTGATGGAGAGATGTCCCTGCTGTTGTCGCTGTTCTTGCATTGCCCTCTAAGTCTCCATACACAACATTTGTATCTACAGTCTCTGACCAAACTGTTTTCTTTGTATGCATGTTGTAGTTGTACATAATAATGTTTTCACCACCTATTGTACCCTGATCACCAAATACTGATATATTATCCGCAGCAATATTAGCTTCAGGAGATGTCATAACAACCTCCTCTTCAGCAGTCATAGTAAGAGTGCCAGAGGATGCTACTAGGAAGTCTCCTTCAACTGCATATCTGGAGTCACCTTTTACAATTGTATTAAGACCTTCATGGAATGTTGCCATCCCACCTCCAGTTATAATATGAGATTGATTGCCTTTGACTGTTCTATTATCATCTCCATATATTGTGGCAATGGACGGTCCATTGATAGTTTCAACTTTCTTTTGAGAGTTAACATTAAATGCACCTCCAACATCAATATTCAGATCACCAGTAACACTTAATGATAGGTTTCCTTGAAATGATAATTTACCATCACCTGTTACAGAAAGATTATAATCTTCATTTACAACATCAACTCTTCTTTTAGAAGAAACTATAATAGATCCATCAGGACCAATGTTTATTCCTGTTCCATCGGTATGACGAATCATGATTCTTTCAGATCCAGATGTGTCGTTATATTCAATTGAATGTCCACTAGGAGTTGTATATTCATATACCTGAGTGTACTCTGCTTCGTTCCCTTGAATTGTGTTATCAGGAATTTCGACCCCAAATGTGTTTAGAAGTTTACCACCTCGATTTGTTGTTGCTCTATTCTCTGCGCCTGGAGCTGGATGTACTCCAGTTTGATCTCCAACACCACTTTCTACTCGGCCGGCAGTTTGTACAGGACCACTTCCCTGTGTGGTAGTTCTATTAACAAGACTCTCTACATTTCTAGTTGACATTACACGTTTCCTTGCGCTGCTGATATAAGCTGCTGAGAAGAAAATGATCTCGAAGCACTACCATAATTTACTTTTTTAAATGAAGCAATATAGTTTCCCATATTTACTCCAACTTTTACTTCTGAATCACCAGTATCTATCTCAGCATCAAACACCTGACCCCCTGGCCATACACTATAAAATGATTCAATCAACTGTTTAACACTCTTACCTTGCATCACAGTTGCAGGAGCTCCTACAACATGAGGAATCACAACACCTATTGAAAATTTACTATGAGTTGTTGAGAACGTACCTTCTCTTGATAGTGGCCTTCCTCGTTGAATATTGCCGTTGGGCAATACAACATAGTGAAAGGGAATACCATCATTACCATCAGCAATATATGTTTGGTGAATCTCTTTTGAGGTAAGAACCTGATTTTCTGTCATCTGATGTCCAAAGAATACAATTTCTGTTATTTCTCTCGAGCTCTTCAACATCTCAATAGTTAGTTGTTCTTGAGTTGCTATAATATCAAAAAAGTCTTCAGTAGTCTGGGCGCCATTCCATTCGTTGTTTTTATCTGATACATCATATACTCCTGTAGAAGAAGATCCTACATTTCTTTTATCAATCTGATCTTCCAAGCTAGTTGGCACACCGGCAAGTACTCTTTCAATCTCGTCAATACTTTTATCTGATACACTACCAACAAGCTCAGTCGCTTCATTTAACTTATTATTTTGTAAAAGAACGAGAGCTTCTCCAGCTATTTTTTCACTAACCCCAAGATTTTCAATAATGTTTAACGGGCGGGTATCATTCTGTAAGATAACATCTTGAAGAACATTACCAGTAACAGATCCTAAAATATCTGAGAACGATGTATTGAAAGAAGATACAGCAGAGGACAGATCGCTTGAAAATTCACTAAAAGTTTTACTGACTAAATCAGAAACTTGCCCTGCATATTGCTCTGGTACAATATTTCCTAGAATAGCTGTTAGTTGCTTGTCAGTTGGAGATGCAACAAATTTAACGCCAGCTTTAACTCCTTCAGCAGTAGCACTTGTGAATACCAAATCGTTGAAAGAGTTATCTACCTGATTGCCTGTGATCAGATCAAGATCGCTTTTGCTTGCACTAACATCTTGAACAATTTGACTTTGTAGGCCGGTAAGATTTTCTGTTAACAACCCAATAGCTACAGCTGCATCAACTGTGGTATTTAATCCCTGTACACCACCAATTGTAGCATTTATATCATCACCAAGGCTTGAAGAGTTAAGCGCTTGAACTGATGAAGCCACTGTAGTTGCTTCTGTTGCAAGTTTGTCAAACCCAGATATGATACCAAGGCTTTTTAGTTTTGAATTAAGTGATAAAAGAGTTGCCATTACTATCCTCCGTATGCATTATATACTGCTTTGGCATCGCCAAGTCTTTCTTCATATTCAAGTCTGTATGCTCTAATTACCGAGCCTTGTTGAGAGTTTCTACGAAGAAATGCAGCAATCCCCCCCGCTCTTTGATACGATCTCCAACTCTTAGCTTCTGGGTGAGCGCTTTTGAAGTTAACAGAAACCTCTGGATTTTCATACCAAGCAAATACTGTTTCCGTTGCTGATTCCATTGTCTGATCTTCTTGTAGCCATGTGAAGACATATCCATGTGTATCTTCTAGTTCGTCAATCACCCAATTCAATTGCATTGTAAAATTACCTACATACGCATTGTGATTAGCTGCATATTTTTCTAATGCAACTCTTCTAGGACCTGTCCACTGAGCAATACCAAACCCTCCTCGGCTTCCAGGAACCAAAGGATCTGTTTCCCCAATCGTGGGATCTAATCTTGCAAAGGATTCGTTCATAAAGTTTCCAACAAACGCTGCAGCAATATATCCAGGGTTGTTATGTCCCCTTCGTTGAAAGTATTGTTTCAAAAAGTTAAACGCCTGCTCTTGTCTATTTTGACCTATTAGATCTGTTCCTAAATCTCCAGCCCCTGCAACAACACCATTGAGAATATCAGCTTGTTGTTGTGTAAGAGGAGCACCAACGGCTCCTTGAGATTCACCAGCGTTGGTCAATCTCTCGTTTATTGCTCCATTGATCTCATCACCTTCTCTAAACTGTGGAGCTGTTTGTGATGGTACAGGTATAACATAATTGTCTGAAGGACCATCATAACTAACCCTCATCTGAGGGTTGTGTGGAATAGAACCAAGTACTAAAGGAACTTGAGAGTGGCTGCCATCAATAAAGACACCAAACACTTTTGCGCCAATTTGTATACCAGTAGGTGCTGTAGTTTGTGAAGTTCCTCCTTGAGTTACAGGAAGGACAACATTTGCCCACGGGAGATCAGTGTTTTTAATTTTAGATGTGTTACTTGTATGCAATCCAAATATTCTAACACGAACTCGGCCAAGCTTATCTGGATCCGCGATTGATTTTACTTCTCCAATAAACCATCTGGTATCATCACCATAGTATTCAGTATTTATTGCTCTCATGATGTTGATCCTGTTAACTTAACAATATCCATATATGTGTCGTAGATTCCATCGACAAATTTATGTCTTGCTTTGTATATTAAAAACTTACCAGATCTGTTTTTGTCAACTTCTTGAGATCTAGTAGGATCTAAAGTAGGTTCAGCAAAGTTAAGTTGAATTGTAGATCCTACTCCAGCTCTTTCCTCCAACAAGTATGGTTGACCTGGTACAGATATTGTAAACACATTGTTCATAAGCAATGATCTCAATGCAGCAGATTTAATCTTTAGTTTATACAATCCTAAGTTACCATTCTCATCGTGATATCCAGCTAATGGTGATTCGTCTTCACCGTAAAACTGTCGGGAAGCAACTACAGAGCTAAATGTTTTAGACTTATAGTTACCGACATTAAATATTCCTTTGTTGGGAACTCCAATCTGTAGTGTATCGTCAAATGTAATCCCTTGCTCAGGAGTATATCCAATGTCTTCCAAAAAATTATTCATTGTGTCGCGGCCAGTATGAAAAGTATCGGCAATAGCATTACCAGCAGTAAGATCAAATACATCAAACAGAGAACCTAGGGCTCCTGATTGTGCTAGTCTCATAGTACTCTCAATGCTTGAAGCTGCATATGATTTAACATGGAAGACTTTTCTAATCTGTTCGTTGGGGTCATTGGCAGCAGCAAATTCGTTATGAGAAGCTTGAGCATATGTGTATGGGGTATCTTCATTCCACGGAGTAGTTTCTATCAGAGTAGCTAAATCATCCAGATGAATATCATCATCTCTCATTGTTGCAAATAGAAAGAATGGACTACCATTTGAAGCAGCCATTCTATCTCGTAACCAATCAACAGCTTGAAGTGGATTCCACTGAGGAATAATAACTCTCATTTTACTTTGATTAGCAAACCTACCTACTTCAAAATTATCATCGTTGTAGGCAAGGCCTTTGGCGAGGTAGCTAGAAAGAATGTCTTCGATTATTGTTTCTGGCACACCTGTGTGGGTCTCGCTGATCTTTTGAATATTGCTTAGGTATGCGTGCTCTTCAATTAATGTTAACACTCTAACATCAGTACGTTCGTTTACTGATATCTCTTTGGCAATACCTGTTACCATAAATTTTTTAATTATAGTATTAGATGATGAAGTTGCCTTTAGTTGAATAGCAATCCGTTCTGATCCTTTAATACCAATAGTAGTTTTAAAAGCAACGTCATCAGTCATTGCTAAGGATCCTGTTAGATATGGTAATTCAATATTCTCAAAAATATTTAACTCAACAACAGATGTGCTGATATCAAAGATCTCCTCAGGAAATCTCTCTGTAGTAAAATCTACTTTATCGAGAATGTATTGACTTTGTTCAGCAGACATATTATTCTCTCAATAGCTTAAAATACTCATTTGCAACATTTGTGATTTGGGCTGGTTTGATCACTGTAATATTCTTTAGGTCTTCATTAAAACTAATATAATCTTCCATAATAGTCACAGGCGTTAGATTAGTTGTCACTTGATTGAATGGATCAATGTCAACAATATCACCACTAGAGTTTTTATAATACACGACCGAGTTGTATTGAGTACTCTCACCAATTGCAGTAACAACGTTAATGGCTTGTTGTTCTACTGTATCTCCAGCAGCAATCTGTTCAGTTGTTCCAAAGTTGTTATTAAGCCCAGCTTCGTTTTTATCTGAAGCAATGATCAATTGACCCAGGTCCAAGTTTCTTTCAATAATCGATCCAGTAGTGCCAGATGTTTTACCAACAACATTTACTCCAGGAAGAAAAAAGGAGGCGATGTTACCTTCTGTTGTAACAGCTCTGTGAGGATAGCGTTTCTTAACCATTGTTCTAAGCTCATGCTCAGGCATAGGCCACCCTGACTCTCTTAGTTGATCATTCATTGCAAAGAATGTCCAGTGATAATCTGGTGTGCCATATAACTTTTGAGAAACAATATCAGGACGATCCCCATCCAGGATAGTATACTTCTCGTAAAAGGATATTTCTTGTTTGACCTGATCTATAATATCTACATAAGCAGTCAGGTTAGGAAACAGTGTCTGTGCTTCATTATCACCAAAATTATATCCAACTAATGGAAATCTTTTAAAATACATATTAGTATCCTTGTCCAATAAGCTCTTTGTGGAGTGTACTTGATTCCACAAACGTCATTGAGATATCTACCTCTGTGAAATCTCCTCCCTCGAGAAAGCCCATACTCCCAGAGTTATATGTGGCAGTAAAGTTTCTGAGATAAGATGGTAGAATTCTTGTTGCTAGCCTATTACTTGTGTTCTTATAGTACATGTTGATTTCAAAGACATTAGGAAATTCATATCCAGCATTGATGTTACCAATTTTAATCACTTCAGGATACAATTCTGTTCTGAAGAAGTTGACAATATCTTTAATATTTTGAGTTTCAGTCTTTGAAGTCGGAATCATTTTAAATGTAAATGTAAACTCTCTCAACGGCACACTTTTAAATAAAGCTCTTGTGTTGGGGTTTACAGATGTTCTTGTAGCAGATCTAACAGCACCTCTTGCTGCATCTGATGGTATCTTATTTGCGGCTCTGGTTACAGCTAACCTGCCTACAGGAGTTCCTAGCGGTGCATTGCCCGTCAAGGTATCAACAAACGAGTCTATACCTTCTACAGCGGCGTTCATAAGGGAAGGAACGACAGCATTACCAGCTTGCAAGCCAGAAGCGACACTTGCACCAAGGATACCCAGATCAACGTTATCATATGCAGCTGCATCATTGATCTGAACTGCTTGAGGAAGGAACAGCGTACATTTACCAAGCCTACGCTCAATCACTTCACCTGATTGAATAGTTTGCTGATCAGCATTATCACCGTTCATTGCTCTGATAGTATCAGACCGAGAACTAGATCTGGTGTTACTAACACCAGCAGCACGTGCAAGATTGGGATCAACTTGGTTCTCACCATATCCAGTTATTGTGGGTGCATTGCCAAAGATAGCTGCAACATCAACAGCCCGTAGTTTGATTGCCTGAAAACTAACTCTTGCTTCATATTTTGTATCTTCTAGATCAACAGGAAATTGTAGAGCCATTTAATAATCCAATAAATAGTGTTAAACGTTGAAAGTATTTATATGGCTTATTCAGGAAAGTATATTGTAAAACACCGCAGCAAGTATAAAGGTGACGCTGATAAGGTGATTTATCGATCTATGTGGGAGCGTCATTGCTTTTATTGGTGTGATATGAATGCCAATATCAGAGGTTGGTCAAGTGAGGAAGTAGTAATTCCATATCGTTGGGATGTTGATAAGCGTATGCATAGATACTTTATGGACCTCAAGATTACTTATAAGGATGGTAGAACAATCCTTGTTGAAATCAAACCAGAGAAAGAAACTGCACCTCCTAAGCGACCAGACAAGTCTAAGCGGTATATCAACGAGGCAATGACGTATGTAAAGAATATGAATAAGTGGGAAGCTGCTGAAGAGTATGCAAATGATCGTGGTTGGAAGTTTCAAATTTGGACAGAGAAGACATTAACTGAAATGGGAATCATGCCAAAGCAATCAAAGAAAGGTGGGTTGAAAGCCCTCAAGCCACTAAAGCCTTTTCGAAAGAAAAAGGTTAAGAAAAAGGTATAAATACCAGCATGAGTAATTTATTTCAAACACTAGAGATGGAAGCATTCCGTAACGGAATCACTCCTCGCACGAAACAATCAAGAGACTGGTTCCGTAAGAAGGCCCAGACGATGAGACGTGTTAATCGTAATCAGCTTATGAAAGAAGAGCCTATTGAGCTAAAGAGCAGGTTTCAACCTGGAGCTATGGCTATGTTCTTCTATAATCCAAAGACAAAAGACAAGCTACCATACTATGACTCTTTTCCTTTGACAATTATTGTTGATTCTGCACCTGGTGGTTTTTATGGAATGAATCTTCATTACCTTCCTCCAACACTCAGAGCTAAGTTCTTAGATGTGTTGTTGGATAATACGAATAACAAATACTACGATGAAAAAACCAGATTCGCTGTCACTTACAATTATCTTAAAAGATCAGCTCGTACAAAGTACTTTAAGCCTTGCTTCAAACACTATCTAACAGATCATGTTAAAAGTAGGTTTGCTATCATACCAGCTCCTGAATGGGAGATTGCAACATTTCTACCATTAGCCGATTGGCAGAAGCAAAGTGGTAATAAAGTGTATCAAGATTCAAGAAGGATGTTGAGATGAACATTGACCAACTAAAATCAGTAGCATCAAAGTCAAGAGGGTTTGCCAGCGCCAATCAGTTTATGGTTACACTTCCTTCTCTTGGTAGGTATGATACACGTGACTTGAATATACTATGTTCTAATGTCAACATGCCAGGACGTCAAATCTTAACACAAGAAAGATTGATTGGCATCAAGGGTCGCAAGATGCCTAATGGTTTTGCATCAGACGATGTGAACATGACCTTCTATGTAATGAATGATTACAAAGTAAAAGAATACTTTGAAGAGTGGCAACAGTCTACAATTAATCAAGATACATACGAAATATCATATCCTTCAACATACTGTAGAGATGTTAGAATCGCTCAGCTAAAGAAAGGTATGGCTTTTGACTTTCCTGTTGATAAAATATTTGGGATTAATATTGATCTAGATATTCGTACGAGAGAGTCTATTGTATATGAAACCAAACTGTTGGATGCATTTCCAACAACACTAAATGCAATTGAATTAAATAATGAGCTGGATGGCCTAGTCCAGCTTCAGGTCCAGCTTTCATACAGAAACTGGACTAGAGTATAAGGATGATAAATTATGGCACTACCTAAGATTAATGGGACTCCCAAGTATGATATGACTATCCCTTCAACAAAAGAAACAGTAAGGTTCAGACCGTTTCTTGTGAAAGAAGAGAAAGTTCTAATGATGGCTATGGAGTCTAACGACAATAACCAGATGTTGAACTCTATTGTAGACACACTAGATGCATGCATAGAGGATGGGGTTAACAAATCAAAACTAACAACGTTTGATGTTGAATATATGTTTACTAAGCTGAGAGCAAAGTCAGTTGGTGAGACTTCAAAGGTTGGCGTTCAATGTACCAAATGTGAAGAAACAAACGAAGTATCAGTCAATGTAGAAGACATCAAAGTTGATGTACCAGAAGTTGATCATATGATCGATCTTGGTAATGATATTAAGATCGAAACCAGATGGCCATGTTATTCTGATATCATTAAGCTGAATCCAGAAGGTA